GGAGATCTGCTTGCCGATGGCGGAGCATGCGCTCGTCGGGCTCGATGAGCCGTTCACGCTGCCCGATGGGACAGCCGTCATGACGCCGCCGGCACATCCGGCGTGTCGGTGCACGACGACCCTGGTGCTGAAGGGCTGATGGTCGACCGTCCGTGGATCCGACAGATCGAGTCGAAAGCGATACGAAAGCTCTGTCATCCGAAGCGGACGAAAGTGATGCGTCCCTTCATCGACGCGCACTGGACCCCTGTCCGGAGCCTCGCCTGATGGCGACTTCCGTTACCCCGATCCCTCTCGACGTGCTCCAGCACATCAAGCTCCTGATCGACGGCGGCTGGACGGGGCAGATCGCGATTAACTTCAGAGACGGCGCATACATGGGCCACGACCTGAAGGCACATTTCTCGGCCGAGACACAAGCCGTGGTGTTACCGACTGGGGAAAATACTTGCAATTCTTCCCGAGGTCGTGTTACCGGGTAGAGCCATTGAAGTAACGACCTGACGGGCGACCGGACACAAGCCGAGCCCCCGGGGCCAGAAGCAACGGCCCCGGGGGCTTTTTGTTTGTCCAGTCGCCGGCACCCGAGGGGCGATGCGACTGAAGCTGAACCGGACGGCGGGCCCGCTGGAGTCCTTCGCGGCGAAGTTCGCGACCTCCGACGTGAACCTCGAAGCCGGCTCGTTCAAGGGCATGGCGTCGGTGTTCGGGTCGGTCGTCGACGCGTGGGTGCCGACGATCATCGAGCGCGGCGCGTTCGCCAAGACGCTGCTCGAAGATCGCGGTCGCGTCAAGGTGCTCTGGCAGCACGAGACCTCGAAGCCGATCGGCGTTCCGACCGAGATGGTCGAGACGTACGAGGGGCTCGCGGTCACCGCGAAGATCAGCCAGACGGCGCTCGGCAAGGACGCGCTCACGCTGTTGCGGGACGGCGTGATCGACGAGCTGTCGATCGGGTTCGATCCCGTGCGCACCGAAGAGCGCACGAACGAAGAGAACCGGCCGGTCACGCGGCACATCTTCGAGGCGAAGCTCTGGGAGTTCAGCCTCGTCACCTTCGCCGCGGATCCGATGGCGAAGATCCAGGCGGTTCACGCCGCCGCTCGCCGTGCGATCGAGAGCGGACAGCTCGACACCTTCCTCCGCTCTGTCCTCGACGCCACCGATCCGGACACGACGTCGCTCGCCTTCTCGGCGTGCGCCGCGCTGCTCCGTGAGGCGCACGAGGGGAAGGTGCTCAGCGGCCGGAATCGCGGGCTGGTGAGCGACGCGATCACCGCGCTCCAGGCGTTGCTCGACGCCGCGGAGCCGAAGTCGAAACCGGACTCGGAAGACGTGCAGACGCGCGCCGACGTCGACGCTCACGAGCAGCGGCTCATCGCCGCGAGCGTCGCTTCCAAGCTGCGCACTTTGGCCCTCGACCAGCTCGGGGCGTACGCCCTCACGCCGTAACCCGGGAAGGGAGACGACAGCGATGCTCGACAGCAAGATTCGTGAGAAGCGCGACGCCTACGGGAAAGCGATCTTCGATGCCCGGGAGACGGGCAAGCAGATCGCCGAGAAGCAGGAGAAGGGCGAGGACGTCCGGGAGCTGTCGGCGAAGTTCGACAAGCAGTACGCCGACGCTGAGAAGCTGCGCGGCGACCTCGATCGCCTGGAGCGCGAGCTGAAGCTGGAGTCGTTCGGCCGCGAGCTGACGGAGCCGGTCAGCGGTGTGCAGGCGAGGACTGCGGCGGCGCCGAAGCCGGACACTCGGGAGCAGTACAAGGCGGCGCACAAGCTCGGGTTCATCGCCTACGTCAAGCACGGTCTCGGTGCCGCGCAAGAGGCGATGCGCGAGCTGCTGGCGAGCCTCGGCCCGCAAGAGCAGCACGCGCTTCTCGGTACCCAGGGCGACCTCGGTGGGTTCCTCGTACCCGAGGACTTCCGGTCCGAGGTGATCCGCGATCTCGCGGGCTTCACCGTCGTGCGCAACCTGGCGCGCGTGATCCCGACCGGGTCGAGCGTGCTGGTCTTTCCGTCGATCCAGTCGGCGACGAACAACGCCGACATCTACGGCACCGGCTTCGTCGGTTCGTGGAAGCCGGAAGGGTACGTCACTGGTGGTACCGCGCCAACGGTGCAGAACCAGCCGAAGTTCGGCCAGGAGCGCATCCCGGTGCACTCGTGGCAGCCCGACGCGATCGAGCTGACTCAAGAGCTGCTGAACGACTCGGCGGCACCGCTGGACTCGATCCTCGCCGAGATCATCGCGGAGACTCGCGGGCTCGACGAAGACGCGGCGTTCCTGCTCGGCTCCGGTGTGGGCCAGCCGCTCGGCGTGCTGCACGCCAGCGCCGGCATCACGACGGTGAAGACGGGCAGCGCGACCGCGCTGACGTACGACGGTCTCGTCGACCTGACGTACAGCCTGCCGGCGCAGTACCGCCAGCGCGCGACGTACGTGATGTCGAGCCTCGGGTACGCCGGGATCCTGAAGCTGAAGGACAACCAGAGCTACCCGATCATCCCGCCGAATAGCACCCCCGACACGCTCTGGGGCCGGCCGGTTCGCTACAGCGAGTTCGTCGCCGATCCGGGTTCGGCCACGCTGCCGATCATCTTCGGCGACTGGCGGTACTACGGCATCGCCGATCGCCAGGATCTCCGCGTGCAGCGGCTCAACGAGCGCTTCGCGCCGAACATCGGGCTTCTGCCGCACGCGCGACTGGGCGGACAGCCGCTCCGCAAGGCGGCGTTCCGCGTCCAGAAGTGCGAGGTCTGAGCCGCACGACGGGAACGAGCGAGGACTTCACGGCGCGCGGGTAGGCGCGAAGGGAGAGATGACATGAGTGCAGTGCCGGACCTCAAGAACAGGCTGAAGCTGGTCAATCTGCGGGGCCCGAACGCCTCGACGACCGGTACCACGGCGGTCGCGTCGGCGATTCTCGACCGCGCCGGCTACGAGGCGGTGCTGCTCGTGCTGCACACGGGCCAGCTCGACGACGCCGACGCGACGTTCGCCGTCACCCTGGAGCACGGCGACGATCCGGCGCTCTCCGACACGGCGGCGCCGGGCGCGAACGACCTGATCGGGACGCTCGCGGCCGACATGAATCACCTCTTCTCGGACGACAACAAGCTGCGGGCGATCGGCTACAAGGGATCGAAGCGGTACGTCCGGATGACGTGGACGCCGTCGGCCAACAGCGCCGCGGCGGCGTTCGGGATGTTCGCCATCCTGGGCAACGCCAGGACGCTCCCGGCGGCCTGATGTCTCGTCACCATCGGTACCGGGAGACGGCGGTTGTCGTGCCGTCCGTCTCCGCGGTGCCGGCTCCTCAGCTCTCGCCTGCGGTTGCGCCGTCGGAAGCACCGGCGGCGGGCCCGGGCGAGAGTCTGCTCGCGCACGCGAAGCGGTGTTCGCGCTGCGGAGTGCGTTTCCTGGTGCCGTCGAACCTCGATCAGCACATCCGAGCCGAGCATGCCGTCGCCGGTTGACCTGATCGACCTCGACTACGCCCAGGTGCACCTCGGCCAGTCGAACCTGTCCGTCGAGGATCAGCGACGGCTGGAGAACATGATCACCGGCGCGTCGTTCGCCATCGAGGGCTTCTGTCAGAACGCCTTGATGCAGCGGACCTTCACCGAGGTCTACGCGCGACCGACGGGCGAGTACATGCGGCTGCGGAAGTACCCGATCGTGGCGGTGACGTCGATCACGGACCCGGCGCTGAACACGGTGCCGGCGGCCGACTACCTCATCATCGCGCGCACGGGTTCGCTGCGGCACTTGGGTTACTGGCCGGTGCCGCAGAACACGGCCGGGCTCATGGCGGAGTGGACCGTCGTCTACACGGCGGGCCGGTTCGCGACCCTGGTCGATGTCACGGATGACCTGAAGCTCGCCTGCGTTCTTTTGGTCAGCCATCGTCTGATCCACGTCACGCCGGGCGTCGCCTCGAAGACGGCGGGCGAGCTGTCCGTATCGTATCGGGATCCGGAGAGCGGGGACCGATCCGGGCTGCCGGCCGATGTCCAGGGCCTGGTGTGGCCCTACGTGTCGAGAGCGGCGTAAGTGGACACGACCGCGGTCCTCGACCTCCTCGACCAGCGCGGGACGGTGAATCGGGCCCTGGCGGCGGCGCCGACCTCGAGTGGCGCGACGCGGCAGACCTTCAGCCTCACGGTCGTTACCGGCGTGGCCTGCTCGGTGCAGCGGGCCAGTGGTCGCCAGGTCCAGACCGACGCGGGTCTGCTCGTCGACGCCACGTTCAAGGCGCTGGTGCCGTTCGACACGGACGTCGTCACGGGCGATCGCCTCGTCGTCGACGGCGTGACGTACGACGTCCTGCTCGTGCATCGGGTCACGAACCTGCTGCCGCATCTGGAGCTGTCCCTGGCGGTGTCGACGCCTGGAGTCGGGTAGGCGTGGCGACCCTGATCTCGCACATCAAGAACGTACTGCGCCGGCTCGACGAGAGCGAGAAGCGAGCCGTGACCCAGGGCTCGATTCTCCTCCAGTCCGAGATCGTGCGCGGCATCTCGGACGCACGGCCGACGGGTCGGTTCTACCGGCGCGGTAAGCGGTTTCACCGCGCCTCGGCGCCGGGTCAGTTTCCGGCCGTCGACACCGGTGTGTATCGAGCCTCGATCACCTATCTGGTGCAGCGCGGTGCGACGGGCTGGGAAGGGATCGTCGGCACGCCGATGAAGGTCGGCCGTTGGCTGGAGTTCGGGACGTCGAGGATGGCGCCGCGGCCGCACTTCCGGCCCTCGCTCCTGAGGGCGCTCCCGAGGCTGCGGCAGATGAAGCTCGGAGTCGGGTAGCCGTGTCGGACGTCATCCGGAGCGCGTCGTTCCCGATCGAGGTCATCGAGCGCGTCCCGACGCTCACGGCGCTCCGTGAGGCGATCGTGACTCGGCTGTTGAACGACGTCGGGCTCGCGGCGCTCGCCGGCAACCGCATCTATTTGCGGCCGGTGCGGATCAATCTCGCCGTGCTGCCGGTCGTGACGCTCTCCGACTTCGGGGCGAGGACGACGCCGCGGATCCCGCTCCTGGACCGGATCTATCAGATCGATGTCTGGGCCCGGGATGTGGATGAGGCGGAGCGCCTCGCCGTGCGCGTTCAAGCGGTGCTGCACGAGCAACCGCTCCCCCTGCCCTCGGGGCAGGCGCGGATTGACTACCTGTCGTTGATCGCGGACCGCGACGACGTTGCCGAAGAGGGCGACGTGTCTCGTAAGACGCTGGAGTTTCGCCTGCTCGCCTTCGAGCTGACCTAAAGGGGGGACGGATGCCTACGATTCAGGATGACAAGCTGCTGGTAGCTCCGGCCAACCTTTACATCTTCGAGAAGCCGAGAGCGTCGCTGTCGACGACGCTGACCGGCACGAACAACGACCTCACGGTCCGGGCCACGGACATTTATCGGGGTGCCCAGGGCAACAACATCCAGCTCGCCATCCTCGGCGGCACAGGCACGGCGACGCTCAGCGTGGCCGTGAGCGGGACTCCGGCGACGACAGCGGTGATCAACGTCACGGCGGCTCGGACGGCGTCGGTGATCACCAGCACGGCGGATCAGATCATCGCGGCGATCAATACCAGCCCGGCGGCGGCCGCACTGGTGACGGCGACCAGGAAGACGGGCGACGACGGGTCGGGTGTCGTGATCGCTCTCGCGGCAGCGCCGCTGACTGGCGGATCGGACACGCCGGTCGAGACCTTCCTCGGAGGTCTGCTGGGCGAGGTCACGCTGCGTACCGTGACGGACACGATCGACGTCTTCGCGGCGCAGACCGGCTCGATCCCGCGGAACACGTTCGTCCGCGGCGGCTCGGCGCAGCTCAGCTTCACGATGGCGGAGATCACGTTCGAGAACTTCAAGCGGGCGACGGCGAACGCGCTGCTCTTCGAGCAATCCTCGACGGTCCGGCGCCTCGACGTCGGCCCTCAGGTCGGCTCGTCGATGCGGTCACTGGCGCTGCAATTGAAAATCGTGCCGCTCGTCGGTCAGGCGGAGACGCCGGACTTGGAGCGGACGATCATCATCCCTCTCGCGGCGCCGGCCGCGGGCGAGTTCCCCTTCACGTTCTCGTCCGAGGTGCAGCAGGGCATCCCGACCACGTACCAGATCTTCCCGGACTCGGTGTCGAACCGGCTCTATTTCCTCGGTCAACCGACGTTGTAATCCGGCCGCCCCGTGGCCGGGCCCCGCGGGCTCGCGCAGCGCCGTTCGTGCGAGCGGCAGCGAGTCCCGCGGATCACCCGATGCGTGCGAACGAGGTGAGTGGCGATGGCAGGGGACGATCGAGAAGAGTGGTACGAGGACATCGATGCCCTGGTGCCGATTCGCGCCGGGCGGATCAAGGTCGAGGGCACGGTCTACGACGCGGGGCACTTCGCGGACCTGTCGAACGACGACTCTGATCACTTCATCCGTCTCGACCTCCAGATCGCGGCCGCGGCGACGCTCGATGAGCTGAAGAAGCTCCAGGTCGAGCAGATCCGGCTCCTCTGCCCGATCCCCGAGGACGTCCTCCTCGGGCTCACGATGCACAAGCGGGAGCGGATCCGGGGCCGGCTCCTCCAGCTCGCGAACGTGCCAGCTCAGGGCCCTCCGGCGCCCGGCGGCGGCGCGGGATCATCCGCCAGCGAGCCATCGTCGGGCGATTCTTCGGCTGGCAACCCTCCGAGCTTGGCCGGATGAGCGTTCGCCTCACGGCGCGCTACGCGGCTCAGATCCCGGCCATGCAAGCCGAGGAGTCGCTGCGCCTGGCGACCATCATGAGCCTGTCGCAGATCGGGATGACCGCGTCGGGCCAGCGGCAGCGTCGCCGGATCATCGAGGGTTGGCAGAGGGCGGCCGGGATCGAGCCGGTGCCGAAGCGAGCGCTGTCCCGTGACGAGATGCTGATGCGGAGCCGGATCGGCTGATGGCTGCGGCTGTCACGCTCTTCGAGCTGCTCGCGAAGATCCGGACCGAGGGGAAGGCTCAGGTCGTCGCCGACTTCCGCGAGATGGAGAAGCGGGCTGTCGACGCGGCGAAGAGCCTGGAGGGAAGCTTTGGCGCCGGCCTGAAGCGGACGTTCGGCGAGGCGGGGCAGGCGGCGAACCTGCTCGGGGCTCAACTCGGCGGCGTGGCCCGGGGCTTCACCCTGGTCGGGGCTGCGGCGACGGCGGCGGCCGGCGGCATCGCGCTGAGCACGAAGGCGGCGATCCGGTTCTCGGACGAGTTCGCGAAGAGCCGGGTGTTCCTGTCCGAGTACCCGAGCCAGATCCAGGCGGTTGAGAAGGGACTGAAGGGCCTCGACGCACGCCTGGGGAGTACGACGGAGCTGCTGCCGACGTTCCGCAAGGCGCTGCTCGACTCGGCCGACCCGAAGGTCGCGCTGGAGATGACCCGGATCGCGGCCGCCTTCGCGAAGGTCTCCGGGGCGACGCCGGAGCAGGCTGTCGAGGCGCTCGGGTCGCTCATGGACAGCTTCGGAGTGAAGGCGGATCGGGCGGCGACGATCACCGACGCGCTCTTCACGATCATGAAGAACGGAGGCGGGAGCGTCGAGGAGCTGGTGACGACGTTTCCGCGACTCGCCGACGCGGCGTCAGAGTCCGGTGTCACGTTGAACGAGCTGGGCGCCACGCTGGTGACGCTGGGTCAGATCGCCGGCAGCGATCCCAAGAAGAACGTTCAGGCGCTCCTGACGCTCTTTCAGAACCTCGCCGTGGCGCAGCAGAAGTTCGTCGATCGCGGCGTCGACGTCGACGCGCTGAAGAGGCAGTACGGGCCCCTGGTTGGCATCCTCCAGGCGATCAAGCAGGCGGCGACGGACGTCAACGGCGAGCTGTCGCCGGAGCGTCTGTCCGAGTTCGGCGTCACGGGCCGGAACCGTATCGCGGTGATGAAGCTCCTCAACGACGAGCTGAAGACGCTCACGGAGAATGCCAAGAAGTTCGGGGCCGAGGCGCCTGGCGCGGTCGATCGAGGCTTCAAGCAGATCACGCAGACCACGGGCGAGGAGTTCAAGCGCCTCGGGGCGGAGTTGGAGAAGATCAAGCTCCGGATCGGGTCGCTCTTCGAGATCCCTGCGACCGCGAGCGTGAAGTTCGGGGCCGACCTCGCGGAGTTCATTCGCCAGGGCATCGACAACGCTGAGCGTGATCTGGCGCAAGGTGGGGCGACCGGGATAGCGCGTCTGTTGACCCGGATCATTTTCGGGAACGCGGTGTCGAAGAGGGTGTTCGGCGAGACGCCAGGGCCAGCGAACCGGGACGAGCTGGATCGGGCCGTGGGGCAGCCGTTCCGGGAAACGCCTCCGTCGGTCGCCGGACCGAAGCGGGAGATCACCCCGCCGTCCGTCCTCGCGGCGCGGCGGGCGCGGGCCCTGGCGGGTCGTGTGGGCCGCTTCGAGCTGGCGGCGCGCGAGGCGCGGCGGCTCGGCCAGGTCGACATCTCGGCCGAGCAGACGATCGCCGGCATCCGCGAGCAGATCAAGGGGCTGAACGCCGAGATCGCGATCACGGAGAAGTCGACAGAGGGCACGAAGGAGTCGCGCCAGATCCGAGTCGAGGAGCTGAAGGGCCAGGTCGAGGCGGCCGAGCGCCAGATTACCGACGTGCATCGAGACGCGGCGGCGGAGCGAAAGCGGATCTCGGAGCAGACGGCGAAGGAGGTGCTCCAGATCCAGAAGGACGTCACGGCCGCGATCCTCGAAGAGATCAAGAAGACGAACGAGTTCAGGGATCGATTGTTCGCGACCGATGTGGCCCTCGGGCGGAAGACGGTAGAGGAGCAGATCACTCGGGCCCTGGCGGTCTCTGAAGAGGATCGCTCCCGCTCGTACGAGGAGCGGTTCGAGGCGTTGAAGGAAGCGGATCGGCTGGAGCGGCAGCTCATTGAGGACAACCTGGAGTTCAGGAAAGCGCTCGGCCAGGCGAGCATTCAGGACGAGATCGCGGTGCAGCGTCAGCGTGTGGCGATCGTGGCGCGAGGCTCGCAGCTTCAGATCGACGCGCTGAGGAGAGTCGCAGAGCTGACGCGCCAGCAGCGCGACGAGGCGCGCGGATTTCTCGGCGAACTTCTCGGTATGTCTAGCTCCGACACGGTCAGCCGTTCCGACGTCGACAAGGATGTCTCCCGGACCCGGCAGCGGGATCAGAACGTTCTCAACAAGTACAACATCGGTGGGCGCGTGAACCGTGCCGCGCTGATCCAGGCGGTCGGGCGGCAGTCGTTCTTCGAGCGCCTCGATCTTGCCGGCGGGCCCGGCGCCGCGACGAATAACGCGTTCGGGTCGCTGACCGGCATGTTCGTCGACAACGTCGGCGATGCGATCCGAGGAACTCGGATCGACCCGAGCACTCGGCTCGGGCTCTACTACGCTGACCCGAACATCGCGCCTGATCGCGGCTTCAACGCGACCGAGGCGTACTACAACCTTGGCATCGATCTGACGTCCAGGAAGGCGCGCCAGCGTCAAGCGGACATGGATTACATCGATTCATTGCCCGGTCCTACCAATGTGCCGACCGGTGAGGAACTTCGGCAGCGACTCATCGGTCCGCGGTCGAGCCTCGGGATTGGCGCGGACGATGTCTCGCGTGCCGTCGATGCCGTGCAGAGCGGTCTCGTGCAGATCGAGAGGCTCGTCAGCGATAGCAAGACGCGCATCGCCAGGAGCTTCGCGGATCAGGTCTCCGACTTTATCGCTCAGGATCTTGAGGTCGTCCGCGGATGACGATCCCCAACATCGGGCATCTGACGATCGGTGGCGTCGCGGTGCCGTGCGATCCAACGACGTACATCAAGAGCTGGCCGAAGCGCTATAGCGTGGATCCGGTGCTGGGCGGCGACGTGGTGATTCAACACTTCGGGCGCTTCAAGAAGGACATGACCGTCGAGATCGATTCCGGGGAGCAGTACATCGACTTCCCGACGGTGAAGCTGCTCGACGCGCTCGTCGTGAGTGCGACGCCGGTCGCAGTGGTGGACTGGGAAGGCTCGGATTACGACGGGTACATCACGCTGTTCCGGGCTGTCGAGACCTTCATCGGTCGTCGTGAAGACGACTCTCTCCTCTATCGCTGGTCGATGTCGCTCCAGGTAACAGAGCTGCGCACCCTCCGGGGTGTTGCGTACGCGGGGGCGTAATGGCCGTCTCGATTCGCTGGTGGGATAAGACGGGCAACGCGGTGCTCTCCAGCCCGACGATCACCGAGCAGATCTCGGGGAAGGAGACGGACCGCAGCGGGACGGCGCAAGCCGGGTCGTCGACGACGATCACCCTCGATGCCGGGGCCAGCTCCGAGGACGACCATTACAACGGGCTCTTTATCTCGATCACGTCGGGTACCGGCTCGGGCCAGGCGGCGCAGCAGATCACCGACTACGTCGGCTCGACGAGGGTCGCCACGGTCGGCGGCACCTTCAGCCCGACGCCGAACGGGACGTCGGTGTTCCGCGTGCACGGAGCGCAGAAGATCTTCGTGGAGAACACCTCGGACCGGTCCCTGGGGAGTGTCCTGGCGAAGATCGCACAAGACGGAGCGTCGGACGGCCACACGCGCGTGCGGATCGGTCTCGACACGGCAACGGTCATGCCTCCGTTCGGCGTCACCGTCACGATCCTGTCGGGCTCCGGGACCTGGGGCTCGCCGACGACGATCTACTACCGGATCACGGGGACGAACGCCGCCGGGGAGACGACGGGCAGCGTCGAGGTCGTGGCGAGCGTGACCGCGACTCAGCGTGTGCAGCTCGATTGGACGAACAGCAGCTCTCCGGCGTCGACGGGCATCAAGGTGTACCGGACCACGGTGCAGGGCGACTACACCGGTTCGAAGCTGCGCGCCACGCTGGGCCAGGTGACGCAGTACATCGACACCGGCGGTGCGGTCGGTGCCGGCGCGCTGCCGACGGCGAACACGACCGGCGGGCCCTCTCCGACCTATGGCGTGCCTCCGGCGCTCGCGACGTCCGACCTCACGATCGGGACGTTGCCGATCGGTCAGCAGCGAGCGTTCTGGCTGAACATCGTTCCGCCAGCCGGGGCTGCGGAGTCGGGCAATCCCCGAACGGCGTTGATCCGACACGTGGAGAGTTAACCGATGCCTGTCCTTCAGAAGGATCTGCGCTGGTACGGATCGGCGGTCATGCCCGAGGACGAGGCGACGCTCGCGATCGGCGGAGCTATCGCGACAGCGACGAAGCCGGAGTTCATCGACTGCAACGGGCTCGTGCAGGTGATCTCGTCGGCCGCTGGCGATACGACGCAGACGGTGACGATTCACTACCGGGCGGCGTCGGGCGCCATCCTCAACGAGGTCAAGACGCTGAACGGTACGACGGCGGTCACGTACGCGGCGACGATGGATCGGCTGATGAAGCTGATCAAGTCGGCGACCACGACGGGCGACGTGGCGGTGGAGCATCAGACCGCGACACGCTCCAACACCGCGCAAGCCGGCGCGGCTGACACCATCACGCTCGACGCGAGCGCCTCGGGCACCGACGACTTCTACAACGGCCAGGTGATCCGTCTCACCGGCGGCACGGGCTCCGGGCAGATCCGCCAGATCATCGACTACGTCGGCTCCACGAAGGTCGCTCACGTGTCGCGGGACTGGGGCACGAACCCGAACGGCACCTCGACGTTCCGGATTGCGCCCGGGTGCGTGTTCGACAAGTCGCCGCACGAGATCACGACGATCAGGCGTCCGTTCTACGGTGCTTCGGCCGATCCGACGGGAGGCGTGACGCGGAAGTATTACGAGAAGCTCTTTGCGAAGAACGGCCACGCGACGCTCGCGCTGCTCGCCGCTCAGGTCAAGGAAGGCAGCGACCCGTCGACGATCGTCGCCTTCGGCGTCGTGGCGACGCTGGACGATACCGGCACCAACGGTGGCGGCAACAATCGCCAGGTTGCGCCGGGCGGCATCACCTTCGACAGCGCCGACAAAAATATGGCGAACAGCGCGACCCTGACGGCCGGCGCAGCTCAAGGCGTGTGGCTCGAACTCACGCTGGCCGTCGCGCTGGCGGCGACGAAGACGACGTACCTCCCCGACCTCGTCGGAAACTCGGCGTGAGCATCGAGACCGGGTACACGGAGACGCTCTTCGGCGCAGAAGTCTCTCGCTGGGCCCCGATCGAAGGCACGCGGCTCTGGTGCGAGTGGGACATTGACGATCACCGCGACCCGTCCGTCGAGATGCGTGTGCAGATTGAGATCCGCACACATCCGCTCGCGATGCCAGAGTTCTTCATGTCGGCGACCCGGATCGGCTGCCTCGCGCTCGATCGTGTGGGCCGGCCGTTGATTCCTCCTGTTGCGAGCATCAACGCTGGACGTATGACCTCACCGGACGGTGTCACTCTGGTGCCTCAGGGCTTCGCGCCGGGCACCGAGGCGCGCGCCATCCTGGTCGCTACGGGGCCGATCAGGACCGCGGTGCGGATCCGGAGCGGTCATCTGGTGGGGCCGGGCCAGCTCCAGGACGTGGGGCCCGTGGAGTCGGTATGGCCCTAGCCGTCGTCGGCTCAGTCCACGCTGAGGGGAACGCGGTCACCAACATTACGACGCCGAACATGACGACGACCGCGGGCAACATGCTGCACGCAGCGTTGATCTACTTTGGCGGTGCGATCTTCTCCTCGTTCACCGACTCTGGCTCGCTGACCTGGACCGAGGTTTTGGCTGAGACGCCGGGCTCGGGCGACACCAGGATCCGGGCCCGGTACAACACCAACATTCCAGGGACGGTGAATCAGAACTTTACGCTCACGCTGACCGCGGCTCAGTACCCGTCGCTCGGCGTGACGGAGATCTCGGGTCAGGATACGGCCGGCGCGTTCGTGCCGGGCTTCAACCAGTCAGCGGCGCAGTCGCAGACCGGCGGGACGCCACACGTCTCGCCGTCGATCTCCACGATCAAGCCGAAGGCGATCCTGATGGGGCTCGCGACCTCGGAAGCCTCGGCGGCCGGCGCGTTCACGGCCGCGGGGGGCTGGACCGAGGTCGTGAACCAGCAGACCACGGCGTCGGTGCAGGGCATCCTTTCCGCGCACAAGATCATCTCGTCGGCCGGGTCGAACTTCTTCGAATGGACGACAGCTTCGAATCCCAGCTCCCCGTTCGTGACGGGCATCGTGGCCTACTTCGAGGCGGGTCAGCCGGCGACAGTGCGCCGGGCGTCGCTGCCGGTCGAGGTGCTGTCTGGCGTCGCCACGCGGCGCAGCCTGCCGCTGGAGACGCTCAGCGGGATGATCCGGCGCGCCTCGTTCCCGATCGAGACGCTGCTCCCAGATCTCTCGCTCCCGCTTACGTGGGACGAGCGTGTGCCGCTCGATATCAGCCTGCCGCTGACCTGGATCGAGGAAGTCGACGAGCTGCTCGCGGATCTGCCGCTCCAGTGGAACGAGGAGGCGACCCTGCCATCGCTGCCGCTGGCGTGGCGTGAGGTCCCGGATCTGCTGAAGCTGGAGCGCGTCAAGGTGCAGCGTCCCGTGGCGACGGTGACCCGTACGCCATGACGGTCATGAAGCCGAGCCGTTTCTCGGTCAACTCCGTTCTGGAGTCCGTGCCGGACACGTTCGACGCGGAGTTCCCGGACAACGGCGTCTTTGCGGCGGCGACCGAGGCGGAGCGCTGGACGCTCACCGCGGGCTATCTCGATGCGCTGAGCGCGGAGCAGGTGATCGCGCAGCTCCGCGACGGAGTGGTCGACGTCTGGGGGCTCCGGGTGCTGCCGAACGAGCTGCGGTCGACGATCCGCGGCCGCGATGCGGCGGCGCATCTCCTGGATCGCCAGATCCGCCGTCGCTTCCTCCGGGCCCCGCGGCCGGCGGTGCTGGAGCAGATCGACGTGGCCGACCAGGAGGAGATCGAGGAGTCCGAGGGGCAATTCCTGGCGAGCCACATCGCCACGACGATCGCGGACGACCTCGGGTTCTCGATGCAGTGGCAAGTGGAGGATTACACGCTCCAGGAGGACTTCGAGGCGATCGGGACCGCGATCGATATCCTCCGTCAGCTCGCGGCGCCCTGGTCGCAGACGGAGCCGGGCCGGGTCGACATCTGGTCGGACGGCGAGGTGATCTTCATCCGGCAGCGCCCGGCGACGCTGGTCGCCGAGGCGACGTACACGGTCGACAACGACAAGATCCGCAGCGTCGAGGTCGAGAAGAGGATCCTCCCACGGGTCAAGCGGCTCGTGCTGCGAGGGCAGCGACTTCCTCAGGGCGGAGAGGGCGGTGTCTTCGTTGGCGGGTTCACGAAGGAGTTCGTGACCGACGAGTTCGTCGCGCCGGCCGGGGGGCAGAACGGCTCTCGGGTAGTCACCGTTGAGCAGCGTCGCATGCCGGACGATCTCCTTCTGGAGCAATTCGTCCGGCGCTGGCAGATCGACGCGGCGACCGGGACGACCAGGGTCACTTCCGAAGAGACGCTGTTTCAGGAGTGGGAAGACT